TCAGCCTCCGTCGGGAGGCGGTCCGTCTCCAAGTTCGGGATGGTCGTTCAGGTAAGAGACCACGTCATCGCTGAAAAACTGCCCGCGGTAGTAGCTGTGAGGGTCATTCAAGGCGACCAGCTCGTCTAGGTATCGCCGGGTGGAGTTGCGGTTGATGATGTACTGCCGTTCGATGATCAGTATTTTGTCATGGGGCTCGGCAGACACATCGATCACCCGCCCTGGAGGCGCTGCGGGCAAGGGGGTATCGCAAGGCGTTTTGTCGTTGTTGATCTCGGTCAGGCGATCAAAGTGCGCTACGGTGGCGTCAGCGCTGAGAATGTACTCCCCGCCTTCCATTACCCCCATGTACTTGAAGGTACCCAGGGGCCCCACGTGCTGAAGCATAGGGACGTGTCCTTCTTCGTGAAGCCGGCCGCGAACTAATCCACCGCTGCGAGCATCAACAATCCACCCGGCTAAAAAGGCGGAGGTGAACTCCTCAGGAGAGCGAAGGAAGTGCGTGTCCGCGTCGCCCTCTGCGCCCTCTGCGCTCTGCTGCTCAGCAGGGTCAGTCCCGCCGCCGATTGACTCGTCGCCCATCACAGTGCTCCAGCCGTTCAGATATCTCAGGATAGTCCACTAGCCGACAGAATTCGGTATCCAGACTGCCGCTGCTTTGGCGCCGGCGTCTGGGACCATTGACGGGATCCATCGCCCGTACTTCTTGGCGGTGATCGTCCAGTCTCGGTGCCCCATCTGCCTCGCCACCCACATGACGTTCTCGCCCGCGCTGAGCGCCTGAGAGGCGAAGGTGTGGCGCATCTGATACGGGTACCGGTACCGGACCCCAGCTTTGCGCAGCGCGCGCTGCCATTCGCCGGCGCGGATGCTCTGATCCGACCCCCAGCGCGCGTTCGTCCTGGGGTCATGGAAGACGAACTCGCCGGCGGTGGCGGTATGGGCGCGCTGGGCCTTCAGGGCCTCGATCGCCGGCTGCAGCAGCTGCACTTCGCGCACGCCGGACTCGGTCTTGGGGGCCTTCATCTTGCCCATGACCCATGCCCGCCGGATCTTGACCGTGCCCTTGCGCCAGTCGATGTCCGACCAGCAGAGACCGATCATTTCTGAGGTGCGCAGGCCCGTGGCGAAGTTGAACTGGCAGTAGTTGCGGACCTGGTCCTCGCGGCAGGCGGTCAGGATCGCCTGGACTTCCTCTGGCGTGAAGGGGTCGACCTCTTCACGAGCGTTGGCCTTGGCACGCCGCTTCACCCTGAAGCCGTCCAAGGGGTTGGTGGGGATCAAGTCATCGGCCACGGCCTCATCGAGCGCGCCGCGCAGCGGGCCCAGGACGTTGTTGATGCGCTTGGCCGATGTCGACTCGTCGAACGTGGCCACCAGCTCCTTCAGAGCGATACGGTCGAAGTCACGCAGCGCGATCGCGCCGCAGCGGGGCACCAGGATGTTCTCGACGATGCGCCGGTAGCCAATCAGGCTGCTGTGCTCGAGCTCAGGCTCCTTCTGTGCCAGCCACCGTGTCAGCACCTGCTCCAGGGTGTCGAGGGCCGCTGGCTTCTCCGCAACCTGCACCGCGCGCTTGCTGCCGGGGAAGTGGGTGGCATAGTCGAAGGTGCCTTTCTCGATCTCGACCTTGATCTGCCCCAGCAGATTCTCGCAGTAGCGCAGGTTCCGAGCGGTTGGGGGGAGCTTGATCCGTTCACGGCAGCGCTTGCCCCGATAGTAGAAGTCTATTGCGATGCTGCTCTGTGTAGCTGGCCTGACGCCGCCTTGCCGTGCATTACCCACTCTTCGTATCCCTCCAGGTCGATCAGGTTTCTTCCATCTGGCGCCTTGATGAACACGGCACCCTCCAGCCAGTCGCCACGCTTGATCTTCGAGTTGACCGCGTCGACCGTGTATCCGGTCAGCGCCTCGAACTGTTTGAGCGTGACGAACCGGACCGGGCGCAGATTCGCGGGGGACGCGCCCCTCGACAATCCTCGCGCTGAGGGAGCGTGGCTACTCATGGGACACCGCCTGCAGACTCCAGAGGACCGACGGGCGCTCGTCGGGGCCGTGGAAGGGCGCGCGCCGCACGCGGCCGGTCTTGGCCAGCTGGTGCAGGTAGCTGCTGACCCGGTTCGATGGCAGCTGCAGTTCGGCGGCCAGCTCGCCGGCCAGGCCCGGCCCCTCCTGCAGCAGCTGCAGGATCCGGGTGGCAGTGCCGTCGGCAATGCCTGCGTCAGCCATGGTCTACCTCGTCTGCTGCGACGTGGCCCGGGCATCCGGTGCCGGTGTAGTCGAAGCCCTCACAGGGAGCGAGCGGGATGACCTTGCGGCCACTGGCCAGGTGGGCGGCCAGCACCCGCCGGGCTTCGGCTGCAGTTACCGGCTCTCCTGGCGGATTGCGTTGAAAGAGCCCGTCCAGATCCTGGTCGGTCATGTTCGACAGTGCGCCGGCGACATCCAGGTGCACGTGGTAGCGCACGGGCAGGTGGTCATGAGTATTCATTCGGCGAGCTCCTGGTTTTCAGCGCTGCGCTCGGCAGCATTCAAGGCGGCGCGTCGCTGGGCAAAGCCGCGGCAGGCGCTGATGGCGTTGCCGTGCTCGTCGACGGCTTCGTGGCAGAGGAAGGGGCGTTCGCCCGGGGTGGAGCAGTAGTCGGCGTCTTCCGTGGTCGGGAGGCACTGATTGGCCACGGTGCCGGCGCGGAAAGCACAGCCCCCGCAGAGCGGGCCAGGGTCGATGCCGGCGGCCAGCACGATGCCGTTGAGGGCGCCCAGGATGCAGGGCATGTTCACGCGCTCGGCCTCGTGCGGCCACACGTGGCCCTGCAGCACCAGCAGGTCCTCGGCCTGCTCGCGGGCATTGCGAGCGACCTGGTTGGCCAGCCCAATGAACTCGCCGAACAGATCGACCATTGCGGCGGTGCCCATGTTCTCGGCCAGGTGCCGCAGCGCCGGCCGGCGGAGATCCATGGGGACCGCGGCGATCGCGCGAAGCTCCCTGGCCAGATCTGGGTGAATGTTGTGGTCGGTGGCGCGATCGCGCGCTGCCTGGTCAGCCATGGTCGATGACCTCCCCCTTGCGGCTCCGCCATTCGTCGCAGATGGCATGCGGCTTGGTCAGGAAGTTCCCGAAGCTGCAGCGGTCCACGATGGGGTTCAAGATCGGATCCTTCCGCAGTGGCACCTTGCGCGTAACCATGTTGCCCCTACGATTCGGCCGGGAGACAAACCGGTGAAGGGTGTGGGGCTCGCGGCGGAAATAGACGCACGTCATGCAACGCGGCGGGTCAGGGTCGAAGTTTTGAGCGGCCTTTGCCCCATGGGCGACCAGGGTCATGCGTTCAGCCATTGGTCGTATCTCCCGGGCCGAAGTAGGCTGCCAAAGCCAGGTAGATCGCCTGGCCTTGGTCGTGGGTCATGTCAATGCACAACCCGCAGCCGCTCAGCTGCAGGTCGAAAGCGACCGTGTTCTCGATGGTCAGCTGGCCTTCCTCGCCGGTGATGTCGATTGCGACCTCAGCCATGGTCCGCCTCCTGGGGCAGCAGCTTCTGCTGCTGCACGTGCTCGATCACCGTCTGCCCGTTGGAAAGCAGGATGTGCGACAGGAACGCGGCCTCGAAGGTCAGCATGCCGATCTCGATTGCCGTGACCTGGCCTTTCACCCAGTCGCGCAGGATCGAGTAGACGGCGACACCGCCGATCTTGAGCGCTTTGGCTTCGTGTTCGGCTCGAGTGGCCCGGATCCGGGGGCCGTAGGGGTGCTCGCGCAGCCACGCGGCCGCATAGCCGCGCGCGCTGGCCTTGAGCTGCACCTGCCGGCCGCGGTGCTCGAATTGGATGAACAGTTCGCCGGTCTCGTAGTCCTCGCCCGTGGCGAAGCGCTGGCACCCAAAGGAGCGAAGCATCTTCTGGATGTCATTGATCGCGTTGTTGCCGCTGGTGGCGTTCTCGTAAGGGAGGCTCATTCGCCCACCGCTTGGCCGAGAGCGTGGGCGGCCTCCGCCAGTGGCAAAGGCACAGCAATGTCGTCGGGCAATCCTGGAGGTTCAGCAGCGCCGGCAGCATCGTCATAGGCACGGATCGCGCGGGCGATCGCGTAGAGGCGCCAGAGGAAGTGGAACGTGTACTGCTGCAGGGACGATGCGTATTCCCAGGCGTCGGCTATCCGGAAGTCGCTGTAGTCCGGGTCGGTTGGCTCGAAATCCGACATGGCCCTGATCGCGTTGCTCAGAGCATCGTGATCTTCCGAGTCGTTCAGCACTTCGAGCTCGAGTTCCTGCCACAGCCGAGCCGCCCATTCAGGAGTGGACGTATCGGGATCCGCCAGCTCGTCGGGATCCACGCGTTCTTCCACGTACTCTTTGAACAGGCGGGTCACCAGGTCATGGAAGAGGCGCGCGCTGAACTCCTTCTTCTCGCCGTCGTTGGCCACGCACTTCTCGGCCCAGTAGCCGTCGTTCACGAACAGGCCACCGGCCTTCTCATGCTCCGCCGGCTTGGCGCGGAAGAACTCGAACATGTCGTGCAGGCGGCTGAAGACGGCCGTACCCATGTCGCCGGAGATCGCCAGGTGCCCGGGCCAGGTCACGATGTCGAAGCCGTAGCAGTAGGTACCAGGGCGCCGGAACTGCAGGTGGCGGTGCACGCCGTCGTCGACCACGATCCGCAGCTCATGGGTGGCCGTATCGGTGAGGAAGCGAGGGAGGACGTCACTGCGGTTCATGGGTATCTCCGGACTGTGCGGACGAGGCCTGGGCGGCCTTCAGGGCGGTTTGCCAAGCGGGTAAAGGGCTATCGTCGGCGCCGAGCAGCTGCAGCAGGCCGGGCCGATGGCCAGCTGCGATGCGGCCGCCGGCGCGCAGAACCAGCAGCACCTGTGACTTTTTCGTGAGCGGATCCTGTCGAGGTAGATGACGGACGTTGATGACCTTGCCGTCCACGATGTCCGCTACGGAGGTGACGTCAGGGCCGGTGGCCATGTCGCAGCCCTCGATTGCTACGGGGCGATCTGCGGTCATCGTCAGCGCCTCTGACCGGGCGGCAACGTGGGGAGCTGCTGGGGCTCGGCAACCGCCGCCGTCAGGTTTCCGGTTTCATGCGCCAGCCGGATTGCGTCGAGCTCGACCTTCACCGCGCCGATGTAGGTGGTGGCCACGATGGTCGAGGCCTTCGCGCGCTCGATGACCTGGCCCATCTGTTCGGCACTCAGATCGTCGTCGCCCAGGCGTTCGAGCATGGCGACCAGGTGATCGCGGACGTCACTGACCTTGTTCTTCATCTTCTTGCTCCTTGATTCGCCTCTTGAGCCGGCGCGTGATGCTGGACTTCAGGTGGACAAGTTCTTTCAGTTCCGGTGGGAACCGGTTGTGGTAGCTGTTGCGCCGCATGTTCTCGGCGAGGGTCACGGTCTCGAGGCGATCAGCAGTGATCTCGGCGGCGACCAGCGTCTTCAGGCCGGGCCGGAACACCACGATGTGTCCCTCCGGTACCGGGCCGTTTGCTGCCTCCCAGACCATCACGTGCACCGGGCGCCAGCGATTGACTGGGAACAGGGCTGGGTCGTCTGTGACCTTGCGCATCAGCACCTTCCGTTTCGGATCCACCTTCTCGGTCCCGATCGGCACGTAGTTGCGCGCTTCGCTGGCCGGCCGACCCTTTTTGAACTGCGTTTCCCGCATCCGGCCTGCATACCAGCCCGGTCGGCGCAGCCCCTTGTTCGCCGGCGTGGCGCCAGGCTTGATCCGTGACGCGATCGATCCCGGTTCCTGCGTCCCGTTCCACAGCGCGGCCATCGGCTGGGTGTGGAAGTCCTCGGCCTTCTGCAGGCCCAGCAACGCCGCCCGTCGGTACACCGCGGCCTTGGGCCGCTCGAGGACGTGGGCGATCAGAAAGGCGGGGAATCGCGGCCAGTTCAGTTGCAGCGTCTCGTCCTCGTCGGCTGTCCAGGGCCGGCGCGCGTTGGGGTGTGACTTGCGCGTCATGGGTCACGGGTTCCACCCGGAACGCCCTGGAGCGGGGGGCTGCTGCCGCGCGCGCTGCCGAATGGCTTCCTTCCGGAAGAACTCGCCGTGCTCGATCTTCTGACCGCGGATTCGGAAGCCCCAGCTGTGCGCGCGCGGCGGTAGGGTCAGCACCACCGTCCAGGTGCCTTCGGCCTGCAGGTCCTCGGCCAGCGCGATGCGATGCCAGCCCTCAGCACGGCGGAACAGCAGCTGGCCAGCGCCATACCATGTCGACGAGTACGGTTCCTCGGCGATCGCCGAGGGCACCGCGTCCGGTACCGCCGGCAGCGGCCCGTCGAAGGGGCGATGCTCGAAGTACCCACCGCGCAGGATCAGGCTGAAGAAGGACCAGGGGTGGTCGTGGAAGACGCCGCCGTGGTCGCTGCTGCGGATGTGGTGCAGGCGCAGGGCCAACCAGGGCCGGGGTTGGCCACGGTCGTCGACGCCGGCGCGACCGATACGCAGCAGCCAGAAGCGGTCCATGTACGGCGTGCCATCGGCGTTGACCAGGTGGAAGTAGGGCGTGCGGGTGCCGCGCTGGATCAGTGCAGTGGCAACGCGGTCCAGCACGCGGCGGCCCATGGTGCGCGGCGGCGTCTGCAGGTCCATGTAGCTGCCGCAGCGGCCGCACGATTCCATATCCGGCCAGTCGCGGGCGCAGCCGAAAAGGGCGCAGATGAAGGCGCGCACCCGGCTCACGGCAGCTCGCCCTTGTAGGTCGCGACCAGGCCGCCGGCAGTGGTCAAGGTGCCAGCTTCGATCTGGCGCAGGCGGCGAGCACGTTCGGCCCGGCCACCGCCGGCCGGTGCCCAGGTGGTGCGATGGCGCGCCGGCATGCGACGGACAGGGACGGCGCGCGCGGCACGCGTCGGCCGGGCCAGCAGGGTAACCATCAGGGCGGCGAGGGAAGAGCGGCCAGTGCTGAGACGATGCGGATTCATGGAGACCTCATGCGTAGGTGGTGAGGTGGAAGTGCTCGCGGACCAGGTCGTAGAGCCGGCCGACTTCGGCGATCTGCAGGGCAAAGCGGGCATCGAGCTCGGCGCGTCGGCTGTCCTCGTCGCCGTGCTGCAGCTGCTCCACCGCGCCGTCCAGGAAGCGGAGCTTTCGGACGATCAGGTCGTCACCGAGGACGAACGAGAGGTGGTCGTCCAGCACCAAGGCGAGCTTGGTGACTTGCTTGCCAGTCTCCAGGTGCAGGTCGACCTCGTCGCAGCGCAGTTCGTGGTGCTGGCAGCGGACGATTGCGCCGCCCTCGACCGGATCGCGCAGCTCGCATTCCTCGCCCAGGCTGAGGCCGTCGGGCAGGGCTTCACCGGCAACCCAACCGGTCAGAATCGCCCGCGGCGAAACCTCGGCATTCAAGGGCAGGGCGGGGAAGCTGCCGACCACGTTGCGCAGCTGGCTCATGGCGGCCTCGCCGGTCTTGCGGCTGCTGGTGTCGACGAACACAACGCCTCGCTGGTGGTCCAGGTACAGATCCGTGCGGGAGGGGCGGACGAAGGCACGAGGCAGCAGCTCGTGCAGCAGGTCGTCCTTGATGCGCTTTCGTTCGCGGCCGCCGGGGCGGCGCCCGTCGCGTTCCTCGATCTCCAGCAACTTGAGCTCGAGCAGGTTGCTCACCACGGCGGGCGGCAGGATCTTCTCTTCGGCGCCGATGGCCATCCACATGCAGCGGCCGATCTCGTGGGACAGCAGCTCCTTCTCTTCGCGGCCGAATGGCGAAATGAAGCCGGCGGTGCACATTTCCAGCGGGCCGACCGGCTTCAGGGCGCGCGCCTGCAGGCCGTCCTGCCAGTCGAACATCTGCAGCTGCGGATAGGTGAACATCGTGAGGTTGCGGAAGAACATCAGGTGTCTCCGGTCTGTTCAGAGGTGACGCTGCTGCCTTCGGGCAGCTCGGAAAGCCCCAGGGTGTAGAGCGCGTCGTCGATCGCGGCCTGCTCGGCTTCTGTGATGACGCTGTGCGGTCCAGCCACGCCCGGGATGTGGACGTGGAAGAGCCTCATGGTCGGCAGGCCTCGGCGATGCGCTGGAACTTGCGCGCCCAGGTGGCCAGGTCCGGCTTCATCCCCGCGCTCCACGCGGTCTGGAAGATCGTGCCGAAGCGGATCCGCAGCGCGCGCCACTGGTCCGGCGGAGCAACCGCGACCGCGCGCTGGTAGCGCTCCACGCGCGCTGCGGGGGTGATAGCCGGCGGCATGCGGTCCAGGTCGTGCTGCAGGATGGCGTCGACGCCATGGCCCAACAGATGGAGGTCGGCGGTCATTGGGCGCCCGGCTTTGCGGCCCGCGGCCGCTGCTGCCTGACTTCGCTCAACGTGCGCCCGCAGAACTCGCACGCTCCCTTTCCCCAGGCACCGCCGTCCCAGCGGTGGCGCGAGCCGACCGGTTCGCCTGTCTTGGGGTTCTTCCCGCGGAAAACACGGCAGCTGATTACGGTTGGCCTGCTCATGACATGGCCCTCCCGTGCACCACCCAGAACAGCTCGACCAACGCCCGCGGTACTGAGGGCATTGCCCGCGTCTCATAGAACGCGGCTTCGATGATCTGTTCGAAGGTGCGGCCATCTGGCGCGCGCGCTGCTTCGCCGTCGACCTTCAGCAGGTTCGTGAGGTATTTCTTGCTGTTCGGTCCCAGGTTCTCGACCAGGTCGTCGAGGTCGATCTCGGCGTCGACCGTCATGTTCACGATGGTCATGACAGCACCGCACGGGATCCAAAGCCTACCGCCACGCCCAGCAGGAAGCCGGCCGTGCCGGCAATGGCCAGCACCCGCCGGAACAGGACCGCGGTGGCCTCGGCGATGATCTCTTCCGCCCTCATGCGGCACCGCCTTTGCCACGCGCGAGGGCGCGTTGGCAGCGAGGGCAGGTCACAGGAAGCGTTTCGCAGGCGGTCCAGCCCACGGAACGGCGGCCTGGCGCCGCCCCGCATAGCGCCTTGCCGGTGGCTTCGACATACCCGCCATGGCGCCGCACCTGCGCGGAAGGGATCGCGTGCAGGTTGGTGCCCTGTCCCCGCTCGAGGCCGTTTGCACAGCGGCCGGCCAGCTTCGCCGCCAGCACTTCGCCGGCGGCGTTCATGCGGCACTGCCTTGGGACATGACGAAGCGATAGCCGCGCAGGCGGATGGTCTCGATGGCGTGCTTGTGGCCAGCGGCAGCGAGCTTGCGGCGCACGCGCGACACCAGCACCTGCAGGACGTTGGACTCCCGCGAGGGTGGCTTACTGCCCGGGTACATCGCCGCATGCAGCGTGTCGATCTCCACCAGGCGATCGGGCGCCCCGACCAGGACCTGCATCACCACAGCCTCGGTGCGGCTGAGCTTGATGCTGCTGCCGGCGATCAGCAGGCGCTGCCCCATGATGACGGGCGCGGTATGGCTGGCAGCCTCGCCGCAGCTGCTGCAGAGATCTTTGTCGATCCAGGAGCAGCCGCCGCGGCAGGCCTGCAGCTCGGTGCAGCCGCAGATGCGGCAGCGGCGTTCGGTGAAGGCCATCAGTGCACCTCCACGAAAGCCAGGTCATAGATGACGCACCGCGCCCGGGCCACCACAGGGGAGGTGGCTTCCGTCGACAGGGGGACGACGGTATTGGCCCGGGCGCAGGCGTCGGGGGAAACGGAATAGGTACCGGCGACAACCGCGTCGACGGCGTCGAGCGCGAGCTGCCAGCGATAGGGGGAAAAGTCCTTGGCCAGCGCAGCAGAGACGCCGGCGGCACAGTCCGGCACGCGGCCGGCATCGTTGAAGCCGTTGAGCACTGCCTGCGCGATGGTGGTGCGCAGGCCCCAGTCGTTCTCGTTGGCCAGGGTGTAGACCTCCAGCGCCGCGCAGATGCGCGGACTGGTGATCACCAGCGCAGCTGGTGCCCGGACGGCCTGGCCGGGTTCGTCTGTGGAAGGGGACGAAGTGGAGAAGGTGGCGCCAATGCCGGTGGCAGTGGCGATGCCAAGTGCCAGGTACAGCGACGAAGACAGTGCAGACATGTGCTCAACCATCCGTGCTTGGGATGTTGAGCACTCTAGTGCTTAATTATTCATTGTCAAGCACTTTAATGCCTACGGCAGCGGAGGCGGCATTGCGCGTGGCCACATTCCGCGCTCAATCAGGGCTGCTCGTGCAGACTGAAGCAGTTGATCTGGGTCGTGCGCAGGCGATGACTCCCACGCCTCTTCAGCGATACGCATCAACTCGAAGCAGATCTCTCGTCGGGTGAAATCGAGCGCCATTTCCCGGTTCTGTGGTGAATCCCAAAAGCGCGCGACGGCCTGCCGCCAAGCGCCTTCACTCGCGCCCATCGTCGGGGGGACATTGGCGTTTCCGCCGAGCCAGTTTCCAAAGAGGGTGGGCTGCCAATCTGCTGCCCGAGTAGCAAACCACTCTGCTACGACCGCTTCCTGGGTCGATAGCATGACCTTGGCATGGATGCGGCGTTCGTCTCCGAAGCGGCTCCGTAGAGTTCCATTGCCTGGAGCCCCGGGAATCCAGTCCCAGGACGTCCCTTGTTCAATGAACTTGGCGCAGTCGCGCGCGATCTCCATGACCTGGTAGCACACCGGATTCTTGTCTACTCGGACCACAATCGTTCCAGTCCGTTCATACACGAACCGGCAGTAGCACTGTGTCCCGAGAAGCCCCATGAGTTAGCCGGCTGTACGTAGCCGCGCGTCAGCGGCACCAGTTGAACGATTCATTGCGGACATTAGGCGTTCCACAGTTTCGCGGTCGCCAGGCTCCAGCTGCAGAAAGGTTCCCAGCAAGCTGGATGCAGACTCCAGGAGGACCGGATCTGCCGGGAAGTCGGGTAGCAGGAGCGCCCACGGCGCTATCGAATACGCGCCCGCAATTGCATCAATGGTACGGACTGTCGGGTTCTTGAAATGGCCTCGGCCGTAGGTCATCAGGTCGCCGATCGCGCGCTGCGAGACTCCCGCGCGTTGAGCAAGCGAGGCTTGGGAATCCCCCCGCGCTTGCATGAACCGGCGAACGTTGTCCGCAATCGTGACCACAGTGTCTGCTTTTGCCATCCTTTCAGCGTAAGCACCGGGACGGGCATTTCGGTGCTTGCCGGATAAGCATTCTAGTGCTACAAAGTCGGACATGGACGCCGATACCCTCTTGCATCAAACCGTGGTGCGCCTGCGTGCGCATGAAGGGAAGTACGCCGAGATCGCCCGGCAGAACCCGGACATCGGCTATTCGTGGCTGACGAAGCTGGCGCACGGGCAGATCACGAACCCGACGATCGCCAGCCTGCAGCAGCTGATCGAGGCGCTGAACGCCTTCGAAGGCCTGGAGCGGGGCGGCCTGGCCGAAGTGGCGGCGCCGGCGGATCCGGTTATGGAACTGCGCGCCGAACCGAGCGGCGACGTGGACGCCGGCCGCATCGTCCCGCTGGAGACAGCCTGATGGCCGACCCGATCTCAGATCAGCAGGTCACGGCTTACTCGGCGCATCTGGGCCGCCGGGCCGGGATACTGCTTCCGCCTGATCAATCGACTGCGAAAAGGCACCCAGGGCGTTCACGAAGCCTTCCTGAAAGTCCTTGCTGCGGAAAACATTCTTGGGCTCGGAGTCATCGATCCATTCCGGTTTTGATTGGTGCCATATGTCGCGTAGCACGTCTGGTCTGGGGTGCGAAGCGATGATCGCCTCGATCGCACACTTGTGGGCATCCAGTGCCCCGAGCATCAACATCAGCAGGCGCTCCTGTGCGCGGCTGTCCTTCATGTCTGCCTCCGGTAGTAGTTGGGTTGGGTCGCACCCCCAATCCTACCGGTCGGCAGACGCTATCCCTGCGCTCGGCCTGGAGACAGCCTGATGGCTCGTCGACACCTCAGCAATCCTCGCGAAGGGGAGGGCCAAGGCCACGGGCGTGAGATCCGTGAGCTGCGCGCGCTGCGCAACCAGGTCAGGGACCTGCAGCGCCAGGTCGATGACCTCAGCGCTTGGCGCGTCCAGCAGCACGAAGATTCCATGCGTACCGAGACACAGGTGCCGCCGGCGGCAGCCGGCTTCTGGGCGCGCGTCGCGGCGCTGTTTCCCCGGGGGGCGCAATGAACAGCGGGCATCAAAAGCGCGGTCTGGCAAACCCTCTGCCAGCCACTACGCCGACTGTCATGACCGCGGCGCTGAAGCGCATCGGAGCGCTGGAGCGCCGAGTGCGCGCGCTGGAGCAGCGGCAGCCGGCTTCTAGCGTTCCTGCTCAGAACCAGCGTGCTGCTGTTCCAACAGCCGCTCCGCTTCCCGATCCTCCGCCAGCTGCTGTCGGCTCTGCTGCGCCTTCAGGATCTGACGTTCGATCTCCAGCAACCGAAGCACGGTCGCAGCGGCCACTCCGGCTGGGGCTTCGGGCCCGGTTTTGCCGCGCAGTGTTTGGATGGCGGCGCGAACTACCTCAAGCAGCATCTCTGTGTCGGGATGACTGCCAATGACGGCCAGCGTGAACCAGCTGTTCGCCTGCTTTTCAGCCTCCAACGCGGCGATTCGTTCGTCGTATTGGGCGAATCGGGCTTCCAGTTCGGATGGGGTCATGAGGAACGTCAATTGCTGGGGGAGCGCCGATTCTGCCAGCCGACCAGCACAGATGCGTACCCAGCACCTAAGGAGCGCTGAATGACTGACGAATCTGAAAAGCCTAGCTCCCCCGTTGGCATAGATCACCCGGCCGCCGTTGGGCGACCGGGCTTCAGCTTCACTGGGGAGATTGAGCCTTGCGCGCCAGAACGTTCTTCCGGTTCTCGATCGTCTGTTGAAGCGCGACAAACGTCTGGTCGAACGCGGCGGCAGCCTCCGCTGACGATGCTGGTGCTGCGGTGCCTGCGAACTCTTGCCGCACGGATACGAGGGCTTTCGCGGCCAGATCCAGGTCGGGGAGGGCAGCAATAAGCCCGTGCAAAGCGACGTTGGTCGCGATGGCGGTACCGCTTGCGATTTCCAGGTCAGTGCGAAGCGCCTTGATCTGGATCTGACATCCCGCAATCAGGCCGCGCAGTTCCTGTTCCAAGAACGTGTTCATGGGTCTCTCCGGTAGGTGGGTTGGTTGGTTCGCACCCCCATTCTGCCAGCCGGAGGACCCGCCCCTACTACCGAGGACTCCCATGCCCTGGATCGATGAAACCTGGCTGCAGGACGCGCTGGCGGCCTTGAAGGCCACGTGCGATGTCGACGCACACACCCGCAACGCGATGATTCAGTTCCTGCTGGACAACGGCTTCTGGGATCAGGAGAAGCTGAAGGACTGGACAAGCGCTGTTGCCAAGTTCAACAGCTGCCTCAATCCGAACAAGGCCGAGTTCTTCAAGATCGGCGAACTGTGGGCGCTGATGCGCCGCTTCGGCCGCCACCAGCTCTTCCTCGCCATGGCCGCGGATCTCGGCTACGAGGTCCGCCCGATCCCTACCGAGCATCGCCGGCAGGAGCTGATGCAGCAGCTGCTCGACGCACAGGCGCAGTGTGCCGCCGCCACGGAGCGCGTCGCAGGCCAGCTGGAACGCCTCAACACGCCGGCGCCGGAGCCGCGCCCTGGTGCCGTCCATGGGCAGGGTCGTGCGCATTTCAGCACCAGCCCGAGCGATTGGAGCGCGCCCACCAGGGGCAACGCCGTCCAAAGCGTGGGCTGCCCGTAACGGGATAGGCCTGCGCAATGAGCAACAAAATCACGGACCTCTGCTGGCCACTGCAGATGCCGCCGCCCGCAAAGGCGGTGCTTATGGCGATCGCGTGGCACGCAGACGACTTCGGCATGGCCTTCCCGGGCTTCACCACGCTGATCGAGAAGACCTGCCTGAGCAAGACAGCACTGCTCAGCGCGATCGCGTGGCTGGAGGACAACCAGGTGCTGACCATTCGCCGCGGCGGCAGCGACGCCGGCGGGACGAAGTACAGCAATCGGTACAGCCTCAACCTCGGCCGCCTGGACAAGAACGCATTCGCATCGAAGCCGCGGCGCGCGTCCAAACCGGTGCGGCAGACGGACCGGTCCGAGAGCGGCGAAGCGGTTGACCGGTCCGCCACGAACACCGGTACGGATGCCGAACCGGTACGCGGCGCGGACGGGTCGGAAGAGACTGAAGGCGCCGACCGGTACGCAGGAAATACCGGTACGCAAGAACGACCGGTACGTCTCGCGGACCCGACCGGTACGTCTGGCGGACCTGACCGGTCCGTCTCGCGTACTCAACCGGTCCGCGAGACGCACCCTAAAGGTCATGAAAGGTCAGTAAAGGTCATTGAATCGTCAAACGCGCAGGCGCGCGACGACGAAGCGGTGATGCCACAGCTCAGCGCCGACGAGGTCAATCGCGAGCTGATGGGCATCCCCCGTTTGCCGGCGGGTCTGGACCCGCAAGTCCTGGCCAGGTTCGTGCGGCACCGCCGTGTGCTGGGAAAGCCGATGACGATCGGCAGCTGGCTGGAGCTGCAGCCGAGATTCCGCCAGCTCACCGCCGACGGCTACGACCTCAACCGCTCCCTGCGCCAGACGATGGCTGCAGGCCTGGCACTGCCCGTAACACCGAAACCCGAGGGGACCGACCATGCCAACAATTCAGGCTCTGCTGCCGAACGCGTCCGACGTCGAGCAGAAGAAGACGAGCTCCGTGACGCCGCTGCAGAGGCAGACGCCGCCGCCGGCGGAGCAGGCGCCCTTGACGGCCCGGGCTACGCGAACGCTGTGGGTGCGCATGGCTGAGATCTACGGCTACCGATGGACTAGCGCCTACGGCGAGGATCCCAGCGGCGGCGCTGCCGCGACGTGGGCGAAGGGGCTTGCCGGGCTCACGGGTGAGCAGCTGGCTGCGGGCCTGGGCTCGAGCATCGCCTCGGCTGACCCGTGGCCACCGACCCTGCCGGAATTCCGGCTGCGCTGCCTGGGCGTGCCGAGCTTCGCCGCCGTCCGCAACGACACCGGCCGCCAGGATGGCTTCACGCGCCTGGTGTGGCAGTACCTGGACGGCCATCGCTACCGCACGTCGAGCGCCGACAAGGGCGATCGCCTGTTGCGCGAGGCCTACGAGCAGGCGCGCGAATACGTGATGCGCGGCGGGAAGCTGCCGGAAGAACCGGTGGCGGTCCTTGGCCAGGCCGTGCCGGCCACGCCGGTACCGGCCAGCCCTGAAGCCCTCCGCCGTGCTGAGCGCGAGATTGCGGAGATCTTCGGCAAGGGATCTGCAGAGCCCGGCAACGATGACCACCCGCCGATGACGGGCAAGATGGCAGCGGCAGGACTGGATCGATGATCGACCAGGAGCAACTGCGCAGCTACCACCGGTCGCAGGTGCTGTATGCCCTGCAGCAGGCCAGCGAGCCGATGACGGCCTCCGAAGTGCACGAGGGCATGACCACCCTGGCGCTGGCCATGGGCCACCCCAGGGAATGCGCGGCGATCACCCCAGCGGCTGTGGCCGGCATTCTGCGCGGCATGCTCGGCGAGCAGCTGGTCACCCAAGGTGACGACAGAGCCAATCGCCGTTACGGGCGTGCCGAGCCGACCTGGTCGATCGCAGCTGGCCAAGCGCGGGTAGTGCAGCCGTCGGCCCCGGGCAGGAGCACGGCTGCATCGGCAGCCGCATCACCGATGGCGGGGCAGGGCACTCAGCTCCGCCAGATCACCATTGATCAGCGCCTGGCGTTCCTGCAGGCCGAGTGCGCCGCGCTGCTGGCGGATGTGACAAAGGAACACGCGGCGTTCGAGCTCCGGGTTCGGAATCAGTTGGAGGCGTTCGAAGCGCGCGCTGCACGGCTGCTCGGCGTACCGCAGGACGGTGGCCAATGAGCAATCACGGGCTCCGCTACAACCGCATCGAGGACATGCCGCAGGGCATGCAGCAGCTGGTGCACAAGGCTGGCCAGGTCGCGCCCAAGAGGGGGCCGGCCCAGCACCAGGAGGCCGCACCGGTGGAGAAGCGGCCGAAGTACGGCAACGTGATCACCACGGTGGACGGGATCCGCTTCGATTCCAAGCGTGAGGCGCGCTACTACGAGCAGCTGAAACTGCGGCAGCAGGCGGGCGAGGTGCACTTCTGGCTGCGCCAGGTACCGATGCACCTGCCAGGCGGCACCAGGTACGTCCTGGACTTCCTGGTGTTTCTGCGCGACGGCAGTGTCGACTTCGTGGACGTGAAGGGGCGGGAGACGAAGGAATTCCGCATCAAGAAGCGCGAAGTGGAGCACCACTATCCGATCAAGGTGCTGCTGGCATGAGCGGCTGGAGATCGAGCGGCAGCGCAGCGGGCACCCGGGTCGACCTCAGCAAGGTGTCCACCACCGATCTGCTGCGGGAAATCGAGCGCCGGTGTTCGGTTGGCGGACCGCCCAAGGTTGATCGGCCAGGGAAAGAGCGGCCGTTCGCGACAAAGGCGCTCTGGGCCCGGGATAAGGTCAACCAGGCACGTGCCCGCCTCGCGGAGCTCCGCGCGCTGCCAGAACCAGCCTGCGAGGCTGAGCGCGCTGCCCGGTCTGCCCAGGACTCTCAACTGGTCGCCGACGTCGTCAAGTACGACGGCATGGCCAAGGCATTCGCGAGGAAGGGTCAGTGAAGCCTGCAGAGCTCAAGGCGCGGTTCCCGACGGAGGCTGCGCTGTGCACGTGCCTGATCGACTGTCTGACCGCGGCGGACGGCTGGGAGATCTACCCCGAGACGGCCGGCTTCGACGTCCTGGCTGTGTGGAAGGCGACTGGGCACCAGCTCGGCATCGAGGCGAAACTGCAGCTCAATGCCAAGGTGGCCGATCAGATCCTGCCGGCGCACTGGAGCAACAGCGACCAGCGGGGCCCGGACTTCAGGGCTGTGCTGGTGCCCTGCACGACGGCAGCCAGCTACGGCATTGCGCGCATGCTCGATGCGCTGGGGGTGCAGGTCCTGGTGCCGGACAGCTGCATCGGCCGGTGGAAGACGGAGCCCGGTCAGCAGATCCAGCGCGAGGTGCATCGGCATGGCATGCACCAGGCCGCCCCATGGGACCGGGCATCCGGCGATCTCCGCGAGTGGGGGCCCACGGCATGGTTCGACTGGAACCCCACCAAGCGCTGTGAGCTGCCTGAATTTGTGCCGAAGGTGGCCGCAGGCGTGCCGGCGCCGCTTCAGTTGACGCCCTGGAAGGTGGGCGCGCTGAAGGTGCTGGCCGATCTCGAGCTCGATGGATTCACGACCGCGAAGGGTGTCCGGGCCCATGGCGTGGATCCGCGCCGCTTCTGTGCAACCGATGGGTGGCTGAAGCAACTGGGCGGCGGGAAATGGGCCCGCGGAACCCTCCCTGCTTTCGACGCCCAGCACCCCGAGGCCTATGTCCAGGTGCTGGCCCAGGCGCGCGCCGCGCGCGCTGCAGCGGCAGCAACGAAGACCGAGGAACAGACGCCATGAACGAAGCTGCAGTCGGTACAAATGCGCTCGCTGCCGCGCGCGAGCTCGAAGTGGCGTTCCTCAAGGGGAAGAAGATTCCGTCCTGCGCCAACTGCAACGGAAAGGCGAGGGTGTGCTGGCCTGGCCGCGAGTCGCAGCTCGTGCAGCTCCAATGCCCACACTGTGGGCCGCGCGGGGCCATCTTCGACAGCAGCGCGCCAGTCCAATGCGGCCGCTGTGGCGCCGCCCCGAACGGCCTGTTCCCGCGCGGCGCGCAGATTCAGTGCTGCAGCTGCGGGGCGTCCTCAGCCGTATTCGTTGGGCCGGACCCCGCCGGCACTCTGGCGGCGGCGCTGGATGCCTGGTGCCTCCGTGCGCCGGTTCTTCCAGCGGCCGCGGACGACAGTGCAGGCCAGCGGCGCCGCGGCGCAGCACCGGATGGATTCGATGACGAGGGCAAGGGCGACGTCTTGGAGCTGCTGTCGCGCCTGCTGGTTGGCGGGAGCTACCGCATGCCAGTGGAGGGGCGCAGTACCTTGGCGCCGCTGGGCAGCAGCGACATCGCCGGCGCGGTCGGCTACATGCGCAATCCGCTGGAGAAGCACACTGCGCTCGCCGTAGCGACGAGGATGGGCCCCGCCGCGATCGCACGGCTCTCCCTCGCTGCCTACCGTCAGGTGGCCAAGGACGTGCGTGAAATGCGGCCGCGGCCGCTGGACCTCGGCAAGCCCGCCGATCGCTGGCGCCTTCGCCTGGTGATCTACGACGCGGCGCACGAGCTGGTGTGGCCGGAGCGGCGCCAGCCGTTCGCCGGCTTGGCCAAGTCAGCCAAGATGCGCAAGGGCAACTACATCAAGGCCCACAAGTGCGCCAGCGCTGTCCTGCAGGAAGCACTTCACGGGGGTAGGCTGGGCTTTCGCAGGGCGATGTGGTCGTCCTAGTCACGCAATGTCAGAGCTTCTGCAAAGATCTTTGGTAGCTCAATCCATGCTTTCCCCACGTCTGACAAAACTTCGGCCAGATGAAGCTGAGAGTTACGCACCTCTTCTTCAGGCATTGAGGGGCTGAAAGCAGCATTCGCTTTCAGAAGCTCATTGAAAGCCGGGAGCACCTTGGTGTTCAGCTGATCCACGATTGTCGGGCCAAATACCCAGCGACACTTGCGCATCAGGCTGTGCAGCTTGAGGAATGTGGCGTTCGGGTGCCTGCCCTGCTCCAGTTCCGCGAGGACCTCTTCAATGCGCTCATAAAGTTCGATTCGACGATCGAAGAGATCAAGCACCAGCTTCTTGCGCGCGGTGTCCGCCTGTTGCTGCGCAGTTCGCCACTGCCTCCATGCTATCGCACCGACTGCGGCTGCGACGAGGATCTGTCCCACTGCCGTGAAAAGTTTGATCTGTAGGTCCGTCAGTCCTGCCACAGTCTCGATCATTGCGACACCCTCCCTGTATTGGCCGGGATTGTCGCATTTGTTAAGGTTTGTTAGGGGCTTCGCGGGGAGGCCGGACCACAGAGGACAAATGAATAATTTTCAATTTCCGGATGAGATCGTTCTCCAGCAGGCAGCTGCTGTCATCGGGGGGATCGCGAACATTCGGCAGACCGCAGTCAATTCTGGGCAGGTTTGGCAGGTCATAGGCGCAAAGGCGGGAGCATTCCAATCGTCGGCGGCTGCTCTCCAAAATTTCTTCCAAACAGCACTCGACAAACTGAAACTGGAAGAGGATTACCTCAGGGCCAGCCTTGAAACGCGAACCGGGCCCCTCAAGCCTGGCACTCTCTCTGCGGCTAAAGGTGTCCTCGACTGGCTGGGCGAGATACGGGATTCGGCCCACAAGCTCACCATTTTTAGTATCAGGGCAGATACTGCTGTGGCCGGGATGAGTGCCAATCCAGCCCACGCGACGACGCTCGTAGAAGCTCTGGATAACAGGGCTCTTGAGCTGGAGCGCCTGGTGGTGCCGAATGACACCTTCGCTAGACTGCAGGCTGAACTGGTCGGGGCATTGAAAGCCGCGAAATCCACCTAGTTCGTTCACCTAACTGACCTCACTTGTTCCTCATGAGGAAGATTTCTTCCTCATGAGGAACCTCAGTTGCCTCGGGAACCGAAAGTAGGTTTGAATTCTTACAGTGGGCGTTCTTGTGGGCGCCTCCATTCAAAGGCCGTTGATTGACCAGGACGTGGGAGTCCGCTGGTCGATCAGCGGCCTTCTTGTTTGCGGGGTAGAGCAGTCCGGCAGCTCGCGTGGCTCATAACCACGAGGTCGGTGGTTCGAATCCACCTCCCGCTACCAAACGGCCGGTAGTCATGGCCACCACTCAAGTCAGCACATAGGCCGTCGTGAGACGCGCCGCTGGTGTCCGCGCGACCTTGCAACCGCGGTAGTGGTGGGCCATGCCGGCCTCCTTTCATTGGGGGAACCGCGGTGAGCATCAAAGAGCAGATCACAACGGACCTGGCGGTCGCAGGTTCGAAGATCGGAGCGGCCGTGAGCGTCACCGCCGCGACCTACTCGCCTGGCTACACCCTGAGCGACTGGGCCCTGATCGGCACGATCATCTTCACCATCGTCCAGACCTTCACCGTCATGGTGAAGAACTGGGGTGACTGGTCAGCCTGGTGGACTGCTCGCATGGGCACCGCCAAGCGATTCTGGGCGTGGATCCGCCGCCGTGGCTGACACCAAGCTCAGCACCAAGCAACGCGTCGGTTTCGCCGCCGCGCCGCTGGCGTTGATCGGCGCGCTCGTCGCTGCCCTGGGCACGAACGACTCGGCGCACGAAGGGCGCCGCTATACGCCGTACTACGACTCGGCCGGCATCCTGACTGTCTGCGCCGGCATCACGGGCCCGGCGGTGGTGAAGGGCAAGCGCTACACCGAGGAGGAGTGCACCAGGTTGGAGACGGCATACGTGCGCACCATGCTCGGCCACATGGGGCAGTGCGTCCGCGGTGAGTTCGAGTTCCACGAGATCAAGGCGTGGGGCCACTTCGCGTACAACATCGGCACCCCGGCCTTCTGTGCCAGCACCGCGGCGAAGCGGCTCAACGCCGGCGAGCGCCAGGCCGCATGCACCGAAATGTGGAAGTGGCGCCTCGTCAGGATCGACGGTGTGAAGCGCGATTGCGCGCTGCCGCAGTGGCGTTCGAAGTGCGGCGGCATCATCGATCGCCGGCAGTGGGAAATGGCAACCTGCCAAGGCCGCCTGCAGTGATCACCAGTTCGGCGATCAGTGCCTGGTGGGCAGCCTGGAAGTGGGTGGCCATCCTGGCCGGCCTGCTGGCCATGTCGCTCTGGCTCAACGTCAGGCAGTACGGCGATCGCCGTGAGGCTGCAGCTGCAGCCCGCGCCGCCACCCTCGAAGACACGCTCGAGGTGACAGCCGGAATCGCGCGCCAGGCTCAGTCCGACAGTGGCCAGCTCCTGCAGCGCCTGGAGGCGATCGCCGTGCGCGGTGAGCGGACCCGAACCATCTACCGAGCAGCAGCTGCGGCGCAGCCGCTGCCAGCCAACTGCGCCCCGGGTCAGGCCCGGGTCGACGCCATCAACCAGGCCCTCGGGCCGACCAGCAGGACCGCGAAGTGATCCAGAAACCATCGATCGGGCGGATCGTCCACTACACCCTGAGCGATACCGACGCGCTCCGCATCAATGCACGCCGTACCGATGGCCCGGCCATCCAGGAACGCCTGCTGGACAGCACCTGGCCGGTGGGGGCCCAGGCGCACGTCGGCAACAAGGCCAGCGCCGGCGACGTGCTGCCCGCCATGGTCGTGGCGGTCCAGCCGGACGGCCAGGTCAACGCCCAGGTGTTCCTGGACGGCAATGACGTGCTGTGGGTGACCAGCCGCGACGAGGCCAGTGAGGAATCCGGCAGTCACCCCGGCCGCTGGAACTGGCCGCAGCGCTGACGCCATGAAGCTGCGCCAGGCTCTCCCGATCGCGGCACTGGTGCTGCTGGCCGGCTGCACGCAGCACCTGCAGCGTGTGCCGGCCCAATGCGACGCGATGTGCTTCCGCCCTTGCGTCGACGCCGGCGAAGACACCGGCGTGCGCGTGACGGCCGATCCTGCCGCCGCGGACGCCTGGGACGACATCGGCGGGGAGGTGGTCGGCCAGCTGGCCGACAAGCTCCGCACCTGCGACGTGCGACGGAAGGCGTGCGAGCAGTGCCTTCGCCGGCTCGACGCCAAGAACGTAATCCAGCTTTGAGCGCCATCCCGGCGCCATAGGAGAGCAACATGCAGAACCAGCAGGCCGGCACATCCCCACTGGCGGAGCCGCAGACTCCGATCGAATCCGCCACGAAGGACGTGGCCCGGGCGCAGCACGAGCTGCAGATCGCTGTCGAGCAGCTTGCGCGGCGTCTTGCGCCAGTGCTGGCGGCGAGCAAGCCGGACGCGGCACCGTCGACGGGCCGGCCACTCGGTGCCTCGCCGTTGCTCGAAGACCTCTTCCAGCGGCGGGATGCAGCGGCGGCCACCCTGGACATCATCAACGAGCTGCACGCTCAGCTGACTCTGTGAGCCGGACGCCCGCCAGCTTCAGCCTCACGGTCGTGCGCGGCGCGACGTGGGAGGACGACTTCACCTACACCAACCCGGATGGGAGCCCGTTCGATCTGACCGGCTACCAGGCGCGGATGCAGGTGCGGACGCTGGCGGGCCAGTTCGGGCTGACCCAGGCCGACACCCTGGTGCTGGAGCTCAGCACTGCGGCCGGCTCGCTCGTCATCGCGGAGCCAGAGAACGGCGTGGTCGCGATCACGGTGCCGGCGGCAGCCACCGAAGTGCTGAACCCAGCGAATGCGCGCAAGGTCAAGCACTGCTACAGCCTGGAGCTGTTCAAGCCCGCAGGCGCGGATCCTGAGTACGTGATCCCGCTCGTGGCCGGCAAGGTCACTGTCCAGGGCGAGACGACACGCTGATGCCTGTGATCCAAGCCAGCGAGGGCGCCGCGCGCGTGATAGTGGTCGAGCGCCGCGGCGCCGTCGCCATCCGCGATCCCCGCACGCCGATTCTCGCCACGGCCCGGCCGACGGCTGTCGAGGCGATCCAGGCAGATACGCGGACGGTTGAGGTTGCAGCGCGCGGCGCGCAGGGCCCGGCCGGTCCGGCCGGCCGAGACGGCACCTCGCCCGAAGCGACGTACCTGGTCGGTGAGCCGATCCATGGCCACCGCGTGGTTCGCCTGGACAACGGCAAGGCCTACCACCCCGACACGACGGTGCTGGAGCACGCGCAGGCCTGCATCGGCATCGCCCTGCAGTCGGCCAACACCGGCGAAGTCGCCGTGCGCCTGGCCGGCACGATCGAGGAAGCCAGCTGGACCTGGGGCGACGGCGCAGTGTGGTGCGGCGCCGACGGCGCGCTGACCCAGGCTCCAGGCACAGCCGGGTGGCTGCTGTGCGTTGGCCGTGCACTCAACGCCACCACTCTGATGATCGACTTCGACTCACCCATCGCGCGGATCTGAACCCATGGCCGACAAGACCCTGCAGCTCAAGAACAACATCATCACGGAGGTCGAAGGCATCACCGCGTCAGCTGGCGCCACTGACGCTGGCAAGATCGCGGCCCTCGGCACGGACGGCCGCTTCGACGACTCGCTGCTGCCGGCCGGCATTGGCGCCGACACCAAGATCTATCCGGCCAGCGAGGTGCTGGCCGCCGGCGACTACGTGAACATCTGGGACGACGCCGGCACAGCCAAGGTGCGCAAGGCTGATGCCAGCGCTGCCAACGCAGGCAAGCGCGTCCATGGGTTCGTGCGCGCCGGCGTCGGCGCCATCGGCAGCGACGCCACCGTGTACTTCGAAGGGCCGAACAGCTCGCTTTCGGGTCTGTCCCCGGGGACGACCTACGTGCTGAGCCACACCACGCCAGGCGGCGTTGTGCCGCTGGCGTCGGGCACCACCACGGCGGGCCACATCCTGCAGGTCCTCGGCGTGGCCACCGACGTGGGCGAGATCAACGCCGAGATCGGCAATCCGGTGGTGCGGGCCTGACATGGCAGCGCGTCGACCGCTTGTCCTCGATGCGAGCAACCGTACCAGGGAGCTGCCCGCCGATGACGTCCTGGTCGGTGTTCCGCTGCAGGTCGCGATCGGGCTCCGGGCTGGCGGGGTGTTCCACATCGCCCTGACCTCAGTCTACGCAATGACCATCGGGCTGCGCATGGGCGGCACGTTCAACGTACAAGCGACGGTCTGATGGCGCTCCGGACCCCATTGATCCTCAACCAGTCGTCGGCTCGTATTGAAGAGTTGGCGGTGGCCGATTCGATCCCCGGCGCCCTGATCGACGGACTGTTTGGTCGAAATATCGTCATCAATGGCGACTTTCGATTCTGGCAGCGCGGCCAGTCATTCGATGCTATCGCTTACGCCACCTACACGGCGGATCGGTTCCTCCCGGTTATGGTAAATGACACGGTCACCGTGAACCGCGCAGAGCACCCGCCGGGCGACGTGCCAAACGTGTTCAACTCGCGCTATTTCATGCGTTGCGGTATCGGACAGGTGGCTGGCAACAATAGCCTTGCAACGCTTCAGTACCGCATCGAAAACGGCCACCGGCTTCTCTCCGGAAAGAAAATCACCGTCAGTATGCTGGTGCGCGCGTCGTCGGCGACCAAGCTTGGAATGGAGATTGAAATCACTTATGGAACCGGTGGCTCTCCATCTCCGTCTATTTACGGGAATAGCCAGCTTGTCGCAGGCATCACCGGCGGCTGGCAGCTGATTACCCGAACTTTCACTATTGCCAGCTCCGAAGGTAAAAATTTCGGGACTTCGACTGATGGCTATCTATCGTTGATCCTCTGGATGGACGCTGGAAGTGATTGGGACTCCCGCAGTGCCGGAGTGGGTCGTCAAACGGGCGAGTTTCAGTTCTCCAACATCCAGATCGAGTCTGGAAATGGTGCGACACCGTTTGAGCAACGACCTGATGCGCTGGAACTTTTGCTGTGCCAGCAGTATTACGAGAAGAGCTACAACCTTTCTGTAGTTCCTGGGACGGCAACCAACGAAGGACGCCGATCTGTTTCGCTGGGAGCAGCTCCTTCTAGTTTCACCTTTATCGGGCAGGCTTTCGCTGTCCGTAAGCGCGGTATTCCATCCATAACGGTTTATCCTGCGCCGGGCCCAGGGCCTAGCGGCGCCGGGAACGTTGCACAAGACGATGGCTCGCTCCGCCCTGTTACGGTGCAAAATATCGGTTCGAGCGGATTCGAGATGACGTGGAGTAATAGCCCAGGACGCTACGGAGGCTGGTTCCACTGGGTGGCAGACGCGGAGATTTGACATGTACCGGCTGACCAAAGACCCCGATATTCTGCTCTGCGTCGAAACCGGTGCGTTTATTCCGCGCGGCCATTACCTGTGGCCGACCGAATGGCTGGAGTCGAACACGCCGCTGCCGCTATTGCCGCCCTACGAGCTGCGTTCACCCGAGCACTACCGCGCCATCCGCGCGGCTGCATGGGACTGGATGGCGGCAGAGGTGCATGAGCGCGGATACGACAGCATCGAGACCTGCGTCGGCTACTACAACAGCGGCGTGGATCGGTACCGCTTGGAGGCGCGCGCCATGGTGGCGTGGCGCGATGCCGTCAATCAGGCGCTGGAGGCCCTGGTCAAGGTTCCGCCGGCCGGTGTCGAGACGTGGGAGCAGGTTCTGGTGCTGCTGCCGCAACCCTCCCACTTCAACTGGCCCTCAAGAGTCGAACTCCCGCTCGGTGTAGGCGACGGCCCCGCAGTGCAACTTTGATCCAATCTGAGAGGAATCCAGCCAGTGGCCGGAAAGATTGACCCGGCGACGGGGCTGCAGGACCAGCAACGGCGGTTCGCGGACGAGTACCTGGTCGATTTCAATGGCACCGCGGCCTACATGCGCGCCGGCTACAAGGCCACCGGTGCCGCGGCCAGCGCCGCCGCGGCGAGGCTGCTGGCCAACCCCAAGGTGCAGGCCTACCTGGCCAGCAGGAAGGAAGAGCTGCTGCTGTCGCAGCGGGTCGATCAGGAAGCGGTGCTTGCCCGGCTGGCCTTCATGGCGCTGGGTGACATCCGCACCCTGTTCGATCAGCACGGCAACCTGAAGCCGATGAGCGAGCTCACGGCGGAAGAGGCCAGCCTGGTCCAGGGTGTGGAGGTGTTCGAAGAGTGGGAGGGGCGGGGCGACGAACGGCGCGCCGTCGGCCTGACCAAGAAGATCAAGCTGGTCAGCCGCCTCGATGCGGTCAAGACCTTGGGGACGCACTTCGGCATGTTCGCTAAGAAGGTCGAGCACACCGGCAAGAACGGTGGTCCGATCGAGAGCCAGACGCGGATCCTGGGCGACGTGATGGATCTCATCGACGGGTCCGACACCGGCCCCGGGCCTGCGACCTCGCGGAGCAAGTAAGCCGTGGAGGAACTGAGCGACCAGGACGCCAGCCGAATCATCGAGAAGCTGGGCGATCGGTGGTGGCGGCTGAACAACCTGTACTACATCACCGACAAGTTCGGTCGACGGGTGCAGTTCAAGCTGAACGAGGTGCAGGCGGACCTCGACGACAACCTGCACACGTTGAACCTGGCCCTGAAATCACGCCAGCACGGCATCACGACCTGGGCCTGCATCCGCGCCCTGGACATGGCGCTGTTCAAGAAGAACACCAAGGCCGGTGTGGTGGCCCACACCGCCGGCGACGCCGCGAAGTTCTTCCGCAGCAAGGTGCTCTACGCCTACGACAACCTGCCGGACTGGCTGAAGAAGATCCGGCCGGCAGTCCGGCGCGACATGCGCGACGGCGTCCTGGAGCTGGCCAATGGCTCCAGCATCGAGGTCTCGGTTTCCCACCGCGGCGGAACGCTGACGTTCCTGCATATCTCCGAGTACGGCCCGATGTGCGCCATGTACCCGGAGCGGGCAGGGGAGGTGGCCTCCGGCGCACTGAATGCGATCGCCTCCGGCAACATCGTGGTGATCGAGTCGACCGCCTATGGCGCCGCCGGCGACTTCTACGAGCGCTGCCAGACGGCGATCGAGCTGGACAGGCAGATCCGCGCCGGCACGGCCAAGCTGACGGCGATGGATTACCGCTTCCACTTCTATCCGTGGTTCCGGGATCCGATCAACGAGCTCGACCCGGACGGCGTCACGCTCACCGCCGAGGACGAGGCTTACTTCGCCAAGGTCGAGGCGGAGATGAACTACACGCTGCGGCCCGAGCAGAAGGCCTGGTACGTCAAGAAGGCGGCCGAGCAGCGCGACAAGATGAAGCGGGAGCACCCCAGCACGCCGGAAGAGGCATTCCAGGCGAGCACTGAAGGTGCGTACTACGGCAAGGAAATGGCCGCTGCCGACAGCAGCGGGCGGATCACGGATCTCCCGATCAACCCGCAGGTGCCCATCCACACCTTCTGGGACATCGGGCGCAGCGATGCGACGAGCATCTGGTTCATGCAGGAGAACGGCCCCTGGCTGGACTTCGTCGACTTCTACGAGAACTCCGGCTTCGGCGTGGCGCACTACGCCAAGGTGCTGAAGGAGCGTGGTTACCTGTACGGCAAGCACTACTGGCCGCACGACGGTGCCAATGAGGACTGGTCGGCCAACGAGAACCGAGTGCAGGTCGCCGGCAAGCTGGGGATCAAGCCCATTGTCGTAGTGCCCCGGATCAACGACATCACCGAGGGCATCGAGATGGTCCGCAACGTGCTGCCGCGCTGCCGGTTTGACAGGGTGCGGTGCGGTCCGCCGAAGGCGGGCGAAGGCCGCGGCGGGCTGGAGGCGCTGCGCCGCTACACCAAAGTCTGGAGCGACAAAACGCAGACGTACTCCGACCTCCCATTCCACAACTGGGCCAGCAACCCCGCCGATGCGTTCAGGCAGGTGGCTCAGGGCTACGTCAGCAGCAGCGGCCGTCGTGTCGGCGAGTCGCGCGGCATGGCCAACGACAACTGGAGAACCGCATGAACGTTTCCCCGCGCGAGCGGAACAATCCCACTTCGGTCGAGCTGGTGGACCTGCTGTCGCTGCTGCTGGCCGCGGCAGATGAAGGGCAACTGGTGAGCATTGCTTTCATGTTGCGATCGCCGGAAGGCGACACGATGGTCGACTACCGTGGCAGCCACGAGCTGAGCGAGCTCACCGCTCGGACCGTCCTGCAGCGCATTGCCCAGGACGTTGCCACCACGCACCCGGCGATCGCCGCGCAGATCCAGGCGGATCTCGGCAGGAAGGCGAACTGACGTGGAAGAGCGTGACGTTGAGCAGCTGGCCATCCACCTGCAGCAGGCCCGGGCATACGCGCGCTATCTGCCGGGCGGCGAGAACCACGGCAGCCTGGTCGAGGACCACGTCCTGACACCGGACCAGGCAACAGCGGCGGTAGTGGAAGAGCTGAACGCCGCGCTGGAGCTGCTGGGGGCCGAAGCATGAGCGCCGAGGTCGAGCTCGCCCCGGATGGCTTCGTGTGGTGTGGCAAGAAGGGAGATCTCACCCTCTACCTGACCCACATCGTGCGCGATGGAGACGACGACGCGGCTCTCTACATCCGCAACGAGAACCGCCGCGTCGAGGGTCTGAACCCTGTAACCGGGATGATCGCCTATGGCAGCCCGGCATACGTGGTGCCGTTCCGCGACTTCTGGATCTTCCGGCCGGAAGACAAGGACCGGGGCCGGCACCACCACATCGGCGACATGGTCGCCCGCCTGCAGAACGCCTCGGTCGCGCTCTACGGCCTGGACGTGCCGGCCTACCGCCACCGCATCCACGACGCGATCCTCGAATTCTGCGACGACGTGAAGAACCTGCGGCCGCCGGCGGAGCAGACCCGGGAGCAGTGGCTCGGCGAGATGGCCCGGATGGGGATCCAGATCAAGATCAACGGGCAGAAGGTGAACTGATGCAGACGATCGAGAACTTGCGCAGCGAGCCGGCCTACGACCCCGGTGCTGCAGACGTGGCCACCGCGGCGCCGCCGGACGTGGCGGCCCATCCGCTCGACAGCCTGGAGAATCGGCGCCTCCACGCGAAGGTACTGGACTACTGGTACACGGCCCTCGATGCGTTCTACGACAACCGCATCGAGCAGATGCTCGACTACGACTTCTATGACCATATCCAGTGGTCGGAGGAAGACCGCGCTGTCCTGGCGGCCCGGCACCAGGCGCCGCTGACCTACAACAAGATCAAGATGGCCATCGACTGGGTCATCGGCACGGAGCGACGCACCCGCATCGATGGCGTGGTGCACCCCCGCGCCGAGGACGACGTCGATATTGCCGCGGTGAAGTCGGAGCTGATGAAGTACCTCAGCGACACCAACCGCGTGCCCTGGGCGCGTAGCCAGGCCTTCAAGGACGCCGCGATCGCCGGGTGCGGCTGGACCGAGGAATCGATCCGGACCGACCGCGCGGACGAGCCGGTGATGGTGGGCCACATTCCCTGGCGGCAGATGCGTCGGGATCCGGTCAGCCGGGCGCTGGATCTGAGCGACTGTCGTTTCCTGCTGCGGGAGAAGTTCGCGGACCTGGACTATGCCGAGGCAATGTTCCCGGACCGCATTGAGCTGGTGAACCGGGCAGCTCAGGACCACTACGACGGCGACAATGGCGCCTTCGACGAAGAGCTTGATCTGCCGCAGGTCTTCCGCCGCTACGACAGCCGCGGCCATACCGTCACCGGGCGCCGCATCACGGGCAGGGCCTCGTTGGACAGTCGGTGCCGCCTTCGGGTCCGCCTTATCGAGTGCTGGTTCAAACGTCCAGTCGCGCACAAACGGCTGTGGGGTGGCGAGTTCCGTGGAGACCGCTTCGATCCGAACAACGTGAAGCACCAGGTGGCGCTGGCGGCGATGAAGAGCGAGGCCACCCCGGTGTACTCGCTGTCCGATGCGGTGGTCGAGGAAATGTGGTGTGCGATCTTCACCGAAGGCGGCCTGCTGCAGCTCAAACGCAGCCCGTTCCGGCACGGTCGGTTCCCCTACACCCCGTACTGGTGCTATCGCCGCAACCGCGATGGCATGGAGTACGGCTTGGTCCGCGGCGTGCGCGACTCTCAGGAAGACCTGAATAAGCGCATGAGCAAGTTGCTCTGGGCGCTGAGCACCAACCAGCTGTTCTACGAGGATGGCGCCATCGATGAGGACCGCATCGAGGAAGTGAAGCGCGAGATCGCCAAGCCCAACGGCGTGATCCCACTGAACGCCGGCGGCATGAACAAGATCAAGGTCGAGCGCAACCTCGAGGTGGCCGAGGCGCAGATCAAGCTGCTGGAGCTGGATGCGGCCCACATCCACGATGGAACCGGGGTGAATCGCGAACTGCTGGGACGTGAAACCAACGCGGCCAGCGGCCGCGCCATTCTGGCCAAGCAGCAGGAAGGCGCCGTAAGCACTGCGGAGCTCTTTGACAACTACCGCTTGGGCATCCAGCTCAGCGGCGAAAAGCAGCTGTCCCTCACCGAGCAATACATGACTGAGGAACGGCAGTTCCGGATCGTCGGGGAGCGCAAGGGCCTGGACTGGCGGGTCATCAACCAGCTGCGCCTGGACACGCTCAACAACGTCTGGGTGGTGGACAACGACATCAGTCGCAATCAGGCTGATTTCATCGTCGACCAGCAGGACTTCCGCGAATCGATGCGTCAGGCCTTCGCCGAGCAATTCTTCGACATGCTGGGCAAGATGCCACCGGATATGTCCATCCAGCTGCTGGACCTGGCCTTCGACATGATCGATATGCCGGGCAAGGACGAGGTGGTGCAGCGTATCCGCAAGATCACCGGCCAGTCGGACAACGACCAGGACGTCGACAATCCCGAGGCGCAGGCCCGCCAGCAGCAGGAAGCACAGGAGCGGGACGTCGCCCTGCGCGAGCGCATGGCCAAGGTCGGACTGGACGAGGCCAAGCGCGAAGAGATCATGGCCAAGGCCAAGTCTTTGCAGATCAAGACCAAGGGTGACGCGCTCAACGTTGCCGAGCTGATCGAGATCCTGCTCCCCCTCGCTCCGGCGGCCGACCGCCTCCTGAGCACCCAACAAACCCCCGAGGAAACCGCTCATGCAGCAGCCTGACAACGCGGGCCAGCAGTCGCTGGCCGCGAACGAACTGGAAATGACCGAGGGCGAGCGTGCGGCGCTGGCCAGCGCTGACGGTGCCGCCCCTGGCGATGCCGCCGCAGCAAGCGGCACCCCGGATGCGCCGGCCGCCGCTGCCGCAACCGCCGCACCGGCGGCCGAAGCCTCAGCTGCCCCAGCAGCCGCTCCAGCGGAC